TCTCATGGCAGTATAAAAAATGACAAAATGTCAAAAAAAGATGGCGAGGTTTTTTTAGACTCGATTAACACTGTTATTAAAGAATATGTGGACGGTGCTTTTTATATAACCTTTTATAGACTGGGTATAGACGGTTATTATGCTAGTTTAGATAGAGTTGGTCTACGGTGTAGGTCTTTAATTATATGGGATAAAGGAAACCATACTCTAAGCAACAGTGATTATATGAGTATGTATGAACCTATATTTTATGGGTGGGTGAATAATCACAAATTTTACGGTGGCAAAAACGGTATGGATATTTGGCGAATAGACCGTACTAAAAAAAATGACTTACACCCGACAATGAAACCAGTGGACTTATGTATAAAAGCTATTAACGACGGTTCTCAGGTAAATGGTTTAGTTTTAGATTTGTTTGGTGGTTCAGGGTCAACACTCATAGCGTGTGAAAAAGTTAATAGAGAATGTAGGGTGATGGAGTTGGAGCCTAAATACTGCGATGTAATAATTAAACGTTGGCAGGACTTCACGGGGCAGGAGGCGGTTAACGAAGAAACAGGTAAAACTTATGCAGAGTCAGACTAAGTTTATGAGTATGGTGGAAGCAACTACTAATGTAGCTGTAGGATATATTATAGCTACGGCGGCAACTTATGTTATACTTCCTTTACACGGTTATAAAGTAACTACTTATGATGCGCTGTCTATTTCATTAGCTTTTACTTTTATATCGTTAGCACGATCTTATATATTAAGAAGGTTTTTTAATAGGTTATAAAATGTCTGAAAAAAACAAAGGCGGCAGGCCAAAAATAGTTTTATCAGAAGAACAACGCAAAGAACTTGAAACGCTTGCCGCTGTGCTTAGTACAGAACAAATAGCAGATTACTTTGGTATAAGCAGGCGTGTATTCTTTGATATTATAGACAGAGATGAAGAGGTTTCTGCACTATATAAAAAGGGTAAAGCCAAAGCTGTTGGTTTTGTTGCACAAAATTTAATTCAAAAAGCTAGGTCTGGTGATTTAGGCGCACAGATATTTTACCTAAAAACACAGGCAGGGTGGAAAGAAACGCAAAGAGTTGAGGGTGCGGGGAACGTAGGAGAGCATATAGTTGCCTATAAATGGTTAGACGATGACGACGAGGACGATTAATTATAGGCCGAGAAAGCTTGTTAAAAGTTTTCATAAACGTAAAGAAAGATTTGCCGTTATCGTCGCTCACCGTAGGTTCGGTAAAACGGTTGCAGCCATAAATGATTTAATTAGAACGGCATTAACCACAGAGCGTAGTAAAGTTCGCGTTGCTTATATCGCACCATATTACCGTCAAGCTAAAGCGATAGCGTGGGATTATTTATTAGAATACACGCAGGATATAGAGGGCGTTTCTTATAACGTGGCTGAATTAAGGGCTGACTTTCCTAACGGTGCTAGGTTTAGATTATTCGGTGCAGATAACTACGACGCCATGCGAGGGTTATATTTTGATTCTGTTGTATTAGATGAACCTGCTGACTTTCCTGCAAATGCTTGGCCTACTGTTATTAGACCTTCGTTAGCTGACCGAAAAGGTAAAGCGACTTTTATCGGCACTCCGAAAGGTAAAAATGAATTTTGGGAAATATATAACAACGCGCAAAACAATGATAAATGGTTCTGTGCTATGTATAAAGCTGACGAAACGGACATACTTGAGAAAGAAGAATTAGAGGAAGCTAAATTAACAATGGGCGAGGATAGGTTTGCTCAAGAGTTTCTGTGCAGTTTTGAGGCAGCTATACAAGGCGCTTACTACGCTCAAGAAATGAAAACAGCTAAAGAAGAAGAAAGAATAACTAGTGTACCCTACGACCCTGCGGCGTCAGTGATAACAAGTTTCGATTTAGGTATAGGCGATAGTACCGCTATTTGGTTTGCACAATTTGTAGGACAAGAAATACATTTGATTGATTATTACGAAAATAGTGGGGTAGGTTTAGACCACTATGCTAAAGTTTTACATGAAAAAGGTTATCATTATGAGGCACATATTTTACCACACGATGTAAAAGTAAAAGAATTAGGAACAGGCAAAAGCCGTTTAGAAACTTTAGATAATTTAGGCATACGAAATATAGAAATAGCACCAAGGCTTAGTGTAGATGATGGCATACAAGCTTCACGGTCAATGTTAAATAGATGTTGGTTTGATGCTAAAAAGTGTGAAAGAGGCATAGAAGCTTTACTGCAGTATAGAAGAGAGTTTGATGAAAAGCTCAAATCGTGGCGTGGTAGACCTTTGCATGATTGGACATCTCACGGCGCAGACAGCTTTAGATATTTATCTGTTGGGTATAGGCCGACTATAGATTGGGGTGAACCTATAAAACGTAATTTAAAAGGGATAGCGTAACGCAAAATAATGTGTTATAGAGGCTTTAAATAGGAGGGTTGCCGTGAAAAAGCCGAAGAAAAAACCTGTTTGGGAAACTAAAAACCCAAAACCTAAGAATAAACGTGGCAAAATGACCGCCGCGCAAAAGGCAAAAGCTAAAAAAACAGCTAAAGCAGCAGGCCGACCCTACCCTAATATGGTTGACAATCTTCGCGCAATGAAGAAAAATAAAAGGAAAAAGTGATGCCCTACGGTAAGAAGCGAAAAGGCAAGAAAAAATAGTGGCTAAAGACCCACGACTAAAACGAGCAGGAGTTAGCGGATACAATAAGCCAAAACGTACCCCTAGCCACCCTAAAAAATCCCACATTGTTGTTGCAAAAGAAGGTAGTAAAATAAAAACTATCCGCTTTGGTCAACAAGGCAAAACTGGTGATAAAACCATGACTAAACGAGCTAAGTCATTCAAGGCAAGACACGCTAAAAACATTGCTAAAGGCAAAATGTCGGCGGCTTATTGGGCAAACAAAGTTAAATGGTAAGGTAAATGGCTTTTTCTAACTATACTGATTTACAAGCTTCCATAGCAGAATGGCTTAACAGAAGTGACTTAACGAATATTATTCCAGACTTTATAAGATTAGCTGAAGCTGATATGAACGATAAAATTAGGCACTGGCGAATGGAAAATAGAGCTACAGCCGTTGCAAATTCACAGTTTACAGCAATACCGACAGACTTTTTAGAGCCTATAAGGTTACATTTAGAAACTGACCAAAGAGCTATAGAACTTGTTTCAGTTAATGAAATACAAAGACTTAGACAAGCAAATGCCGATATAAGTGGCGAGCCAAAAAACTATGCTATTGTGCAAGGTGAAATAGAATTATTTCCTAAGCCTGACGCTTCTTATAATTTAGAACTTTATTATTATGCTAAAATACCATCGTTGTCATCTTCACAAACTACAAATGCAATACTAACAAATTTTCCTAATGTTTATTTATATGGTTCGTTGTTACACGCAGCACCATTTTTAGGTGAAGACGCTCGAACGCAAACTTGGGCTTCTTTATACCAAAGTGCAATAGCGGTAATTAATAACGCAAGTGACGGTGCTAAAACTAATTCTAGCGGCAGAAGAATTAAAATTAGGAGTTATTAATGGCGACTATTGTAAAACGTGCAGTAAAGGGCGCTCCGCTAACACACGATGAAGTTGACGCCAACTTTGAAAACCTAAACACAGAGCTTGCCACTAAATTAACAGGTTTAAGTGCAGGCGGCACAGTAGATGATGATAACATCATTAACTTTGGCAATGGTAGCGATTTACAAATTTATCACAACGCTACGGCGAGTGACGCTTACATACTAAACAACACTGGCGAGTTATACATTCGTGGCGATAATATTACGCTGGGTTCTGTAGACCCAACAAGCCCAACATTTATTACAATGGATGAAGATGGCGCTGTTGAGTTATATTTTAACAATAGCAAAAAACTAGAGACAACGACAAATGGCGTAACTGTTAATGGTTCATTGGTGGTGACAGGTGGTTTTACAACTGGTAGTTTAAGTGTTTCTGGCAATCTTGATGCGAATAATTTAACAGCTACAAGTGCTTTAACATCTGGCTCTGTTATAACAGGAATAATCACAGCAAGCGGAGTTATTACAACGACAGGTCTTACGTCAAATGGTGATGTAGATGTTAATGGTAATTTAGATGTTTCTGGCAATATTACTGGCACTTTTACAGGTGCGGTAAATGCCACGACGGTGACAACAACAGGCGATATTACGTCTGGAAGTAATGTTATTGCTACTGGAAGTATTACTTCTGATAGCATAGCAGCAAATGGTTCCATCTCTGGTGGGGCTATAAGTTCAACAGGTGCGATAACGTCAGGTGGCGGTATTAATTCTGTTGGCGATGTAACTGTAACTGGTGCGTTAAGCGTAACAGATGCAGAACAAACTAGGGTCAACCTCGATGTCGATAGGGCAGGGGAAGCATTGGCCTTTGCTATAGCCTTGGGTTAAACGAAAAGGAGAAAATCATGGCTGACGCAGCGAAAGCTACAATGGAAGTTACAGTCCTTCCAGATGAGATTGCAAAAACATTCTCAGCGACTATGACTGTCACACCTGAAGATGTAAACGATAAGTGGTATTACAAGCTATCTTCAGTCAACAACACAAGCTCTGACCTTATTGCAGGGTCTTTTGTAGACTATACCGCAGTAGACAGTTCGACTGCTCCGACTAGTGTTGACGTCGCGGATAAAGCTAAGTTTGTGTTTATTAAAAACGTAGATGGTAACAATGGTTCTGTTTATGTGACTTTTGACGGTACTGCCGCAACAGCGACAAATACTTCGGCTGTTGTTATTGGCCCTAACGAAAGCCACTGTGGACGTTATCCAAATGCTACAGTCGCAGACATAAATGCGATTTCTTCAACTGGTACAGTAGAAGTTATCGTGTGTGCATTGCTCGACGACGTAGCTTAATAGTAGAGGTATAGCACATGGCTAATGTATTCAAAAATTACACGGCATCTTCTGTAGGTACTACCGAGGAAACTGTGTACAATGTTCCATCGGCAACTACGTCAGTGGTCATTGGTTGTAACTTAGCCAATGTGCATACCGCTCAAGTAAAAGTATCGGTCAAGGCTGCAAACGTATTTTTGGTAAAGGATGTTCCTTTGCCTAGCGGTGCGGCCTTGTCTGTTTTAGATGGTAAGGTTATTCTTGAGCAAGGTCATGCGGTGACTGTCGAGAGTGACACGGATAAATCCGTAGACGTAATTTTGAGTGTTCTGGAGCAAACATGAGCAAACAGAATGAGTTAGTTAATCTTGCAAGAAGTGGTGCATCAGGCAACGCAAACATTATAACTAACGGTAATTTTATTATAAGCCAAAGAGGTGATTATACTAGTTCAACTAGTGTTAGTGATGGCACTTATTATTTAGATAGGTGGGCATACGTTGATGATGGTTCGCCTAATTCTACTTTGATACATAATACTGATGGTAGTGTAAAAATTACAGCAGGAGCTTCGGTAACTGGAAGTGCTAGGCTGCGTCAAAAGTTTGAATATTCTTTAGCTCCTCGACAATATGACAACAAAACTTTTACTGTTTCTGCAAAAGTAAAGTCTAATTCTGCAAATGCTAGAATAAACGTATATGCAGGAGGTTATCTCACTGTAACAGGAACAACCGCACATAGTGGAGGTGGAAGTTTCGAAACTCTTACCGCTACTTTTACAACACCCTCTACAATTTCAACAGAGTTTAGCGTTATCATTGGTATTGATGGAGTAAATAGTGGAAATGTCTCTATTACTTCTGGAGACTATTTTGAAGTTAAAGAAGTTAAAATGGAGTTAGGCGAAAAAGCTACAAATTTTCAACACCGCTCATTTCCTGATGAGCTTGCTTTGTGCCAAAGGTATTTTTATAAATTTACTCGTAATAATGGTACTGGTAACGCTGTTTACGCATCAGGTGAATACAATACTAGTAATCATAGGCTGACTATTGAGCATCCTGTTACTATGAGGGCAAATCCAACTATAACCGCATCTTTTGACGTTAGTTCTGTAACAACAGATTATATAAGCAAAGAATGCACAGGTTTTTTTAAATCTTCACCATATAGATTTGAAGCAGGCAGCGGTAGTAGTAATCATTTTTTTCAAGCCGATGCGGAGTTATAATAATGCAAATTGTTAATCCTAAATATTTATCAACTGATGCAGGAGAAAATTACGCAATATCCGTAGAAATAGATGGCACATTATGTGACGTACCCCTTGACACCGAAAACCGCCACTATGCCGCTATCCTCGAATGGGTTGCAGACGGTAATACCATAGCGGAGGCTGACTGATGGCAGGCTATATAGGTGCAAACACTAGCTCAGTTACTAACAACCAAAATGCGGCTGAACGTAGAAAGAAGTTTACGTTTACAGCTAATACGACTGTGCTATCTGGTTTAAATTTTGCGCCTCAGAAAATACACATATTCCACAACGGAATTAGGTTGGTTAGGACGACAGATTACACCGAGGCTTCCGATGGCAAGAGCGTAACCCTTGTAAACGCTGCACAAGCAGGCGATGAAGTAGTAGCTATTACGTTTGCTCAAGACCCTGCGTCTAGCGGTAGTGGTGGAGCTATTGAAGACGTTTTTTTTGAAAACTCAAATACATTAACAACAAGTTACACTATAACAGCAAATAAAAATGCAGGCTCATTTGGAGCAATTACAATAGCATCTGGCGTAAGTGTAACAATACCAACAACTTCTTCGTGGACAATAGTAGCGTAAAGGAAAATATAAAATGACTGTAACGATAAACGGAAATGGCACATTAACAGGTTTGTCAACTGGTGGTCTGGTTAGCCAACAAATTTTTACTTCTAGCGGCACTTACACCAAGCCTTCTGGCATTAACACAATTAAAGTAATTGTAACAGGCGGTGGCGGCGGTGGTGGCGGCGGCAACAACAATTATAATTCATACGCAGGCGGTGGCGCGGGCGGTACTGCTATTAAGTTAATAGATGCAACATCAATCACAACTGTAAGTGTAACTGTTGGCTCTGGCGGCGCAGGAGGGGCGGCAGGAAGCAGTGGTACAGTTGGTAATACTGGTGGAACTTCATCATTTGGTTCGCATTGTTCAGCAACAGGTGGTTTTGGAGGGGATGGTCATGTTAATCCTGCTCAATTTACTTCTGGAGTTGGCTCTGGTGGCGACATAAATATGACTGGTGGCTCATCCCAAGGTTATCAAGGTGGTGATGTTAGCACTGACTACGCAGGCGGCTCTATAGGCGGTGCGTCTTATTGGGGTGGCGGCGGTATGGCAGGCGATAGTGGGGGTTCTCACAATGGTCAACAAGGTCGAGCATACGGTTCTGGCGGTGGTTCTGGTGACCACAATGGAGCCTCTAATCATGGCGGTGGCGGTGCAGGAAAATTAGGAATTGTAGTCATAGAGGAGTATAGCTA